GGTTGCGGTTACGCTACCAGCGACGGCTGCGGTGGTAGCTGCGGACAGCGTCACAAAGCGGCCGGACGGGTCGATGGAACTGACGGTCGTACCGGCCGCAATGCCAGTGCCAGACAGATAAACTCCAACGAACCAACCATCGCTGTTCGGAACCTGCAACACCGTTGCACCGCTTTGGGCAGTGCTGTTGGCCTTGACAACGGTCGTTGTGCCGGCTGCCAGGATACGAGCGTTCAGCACTTGCTTACCGGCGCTGTTCGCACCGCCTTGGCCTGCAGCGGCGATACCGAAAGTCGTGTCGGCGGCGACGGAGGCCGAGCAGTTCACCGGCGTAATGCCAGAAATCTGGAACCAAGCATACTGGCCAGAGGTCAGTGCCAGCGTTGCAACTGCCAGCATACGACCTAGGTTGGCTATGTTCGGGACTTCCGTTGCGTCAAAACGCCAGCTGTTCAAAGTCGAATCGAGCACCGGAGTCAGAACGCAAAGGCCGAAGGCACGGATGGAACCGGCTGCACGGGCGTAGATAAACTCGCCAGCGCCCCACCAGTTATCAACGGCGGTTAGAAAGTTCCCCGACTGGACACGGGGAGTGGTGTCAGCGACAAGACCAGCGAACTGGATTTGCGGAACGCCGACGACTGCATCAACGGGAGCAAACATTTGAAATCTCCTTCAAAAATTAAACTTGGACGAAACACCCACAGATTACGCCGGGGTAATCCCCCGGCATTTTCCGTTACGGCTTGAGCACACCTTGCAGGCTGCGGTTCGAGCACACAAGGTTACCCATCCACAGGATCGGCACAACGGCTGCGTCCTGATTGTAGGGCTTCATCTCGTCCATGATGGCGAGGTCGGCGTCCTGATGCACCACCAACTCGATGTAATCAGTGTTGGTGAAGTACATCCGGTTGGTCGGGATGCCACTGCCGCCGTCGAAAATCACATCGGCTTTCTTGTACTTCAGGCTCACAAAACCGCCGGATGCGCTGTCGCTGCTGGTATAGCGCTTGAGCGAGGTTTGAGACTGCTCGTAGAAAGTGAAGTAGTTATTGTCCGCTACGATCAGGTCGGGCTGGTCATCACCACGAACCTGAGCGAGCCACAAAGGAAGCATGAGGCTTTCGATTGTCGTTGCCGAAGGGGTGATAGCGCCGCCGCCTTGGATCGGAGCACCTGCGGACTGAACTTGGTTACGCCAGAACGCCCAGGCAGACGAGTCGATACCACCAACGGTGCCTGTGCCGGTATCCGAGATCAGGGCTTGAATGCCATTGATCTGGTTCGGCAAGGTGCCATCGCTGTACAGGTCGGCGGAGAAGTTGTTCTTGAACGTGCGAATCGCGTTCTTCATCCGGGCCTTGACCAGGTTGATGATACGCGAGTCACCGCTATTCGTGCGCAGTTCCAAGCCGGAAGCCACGACGTTGATAGCGATCTGGCGCCACTGGTACTCCGCGGCACTGATCACATCCGACGCACCGACGTTCAGCACGTCATACCCGCTGTAACGCTGGTAAGTGCCGTTATTGGCGTAGTCAAGAGGGGCGGCAATGGTCAGACCACCATCTTCTTTGCGGGTCTGCTTCTTGTCCATGATACGCCCAAGCAGGGCGTTGTTTTTCGAGACGTTGTTCTTGATCTCCTTCGCGTGCTTGCGGAAGGTCGTGGAGACAAGCTCGGTGAAAACGGTATTGGGAGACGGCATTTTGAAAACTCCTTAAAAGGTTTCGGTCAGCCCCGGCCGCGAATGCTCGCCAGGGTTTCGGTTAAGGTGTCGTCCATGCTTCCGAGCGGAGTCGCTGCACTCCCACTTTTCGCTTTTGTCCGAACATTTGCGGCGGTTGCTTTTCGAGCGGCTTCGGCTTTCTCGGCAGCAGCTTTACGCTCGGCTTCGGCTTTTTCCGCTTGTTGGCGGGTTAGTTCCTTTGCCCGAACTGCCGGGTTCATCCACATCGCTTTTTCGTAAGCAGCCTCCACGGTTTTTTCTGCCCCTGTCCGCAGAAGGTGCGCGATGTCGTTCGCGAGTTCCTCGAAGTAGACGTTTTTGGGGTCACTTGCAAATGCGCTCACATGGCGTTCGATTTCAGCTCGTTTGGCGTCGGCCTGTGCGCGCTGTGATTGCGCCATTTGGGATTGTAATTGCTTAAGCTGGTTTTGCAAGCCCTGAACTTGCGGGTCAACGTAAGCGCCGTCGGGGGGCAAAGATAGACCACGGAGATCGACGCCATAATCTTTAGCGACTTGCTGGATAAGCGCGACCTTTTGCTCCGGAGAGCCGAAGGCAAGGGTATAGTGGGCCTGCATCATATCGGCGACTTGCGCTGCTGGCTGGATACCGTACTGCTGCAAGGTCGGGAGGTAAGGGTCGAGGACTTGTTTCAGCGAATTACCGAAGGCAGCGGCCTCCTTGTAACCCTCAATACCCTTAAAAATATCCTCTTCCCGCTTCAGGATTTCCTGCTGCACAACGGGGGGCAGTTTGGCGAACTCGCTGGCGGCTTCGCCTCGCCAAGTCCGGAGCATGCCTTGTTCGTTGAACAGGTGCTTGTGGGTGTCGGGAGGGGTAAAGGGGGAAGGTTCTCCGCCTGCTTGCTGCCCATCCCCACTGCTATCGCCTGCCCCACCAGTATTGGCAGCAGAATCAGCAGCGCTATCGCCACCAGTATCCAAATTAATGTCAGCATTACTTTCGCCCCCAGCGTTGTCCAAAGAATCCCCAAGTCCAAGACCATCACTGATCTCAGCCACAGCACTTCCAACATCAAACTCATTTTCCCCAGGCATCTTACTACTCCTTATTAAACTGACCGTCGTTCCACAGCCACATCAAGCCCGCTTTGGATTTCGCGTCCGAGCTGTTCACGCTTAACCGATGGCATCTGTTCGACGATGCTTACGGCAGTTTCTGCAATTCGTTCGGCAAAGGCGTCGTCGGCGGCTGCCGCATTCCGCTTCGCCTGTTCGGTTTCCCCCGACTCCAATACTCGGCAGCCATGACGGGCAAGGTTTTCCTCGTGGGCACGCCGGCCCTCAATCCACTTACCAGTTATCGGGCAAGAGTAGCCGGCAAAGTCCCCGCGAACCACCGGCGCAGAGAGTTGCTTTATCGCTACTTGCCCACAGTCGCATTCCTGCGGCTCGTCATACCGCGAAAGCGGCAAAAAGCGGTCGAACCGCTTCCCACAAAGGCATTTGTACTCATAGACTGGCATAAATCCCCCTGTATTATTGCGATGTAACCCCGGCGGGTTTCGGAGCAGCAATGCTTGCCAGCTTCGCCGCGTGCTGCGCAACTGCCAACTGCGACTTCCGAGCAAGTTCTTGCATTTTGAAGGCGTGCTCTTCCCGCTTGAACTGCATTTCCATTTCCAGGGTTTGCTGCTTAACCTGTTCCTGCGACAGTACACTTTGGTTTTTCGCGGCAATCGCCTCGGGGGACTCCCCAGCGGATTGCGGAGGTGTTTCAGGTTGCTTCAGCTGCGGCGGTTGCATGGTTTTGATCAAGTCTTCAACATCAGCCCCAAAACGGAACCGACGGATGATACCCAAAAGCATCGCCTTGGCCGCTTCGAACGGCATCACGCCCTGCTCAACTGCCGGCGCAATGCCATTAAGGAACTGCGCCATCGCATTCATCAGCTCCGACATGTCCTGCTTATCTTCAGTAGCCTCAGCATCAACAGTCGAATTCGTTTCGATATCGATTCGATAGGCTCGCTGGAGGTCGTCGCGAAGGAGTGCGAGTAACTGCTCGAAAGTCGGTTGTTGAAGAACAGCCACGACTTCCTGTGGAGGTTGCTGACCGTTCGCCGCGGCTTGTTGGGCAATAGCCTGGGCTTGAACTTGTTCGGCTTGCTGAAAAAACGGAAGGCCTGTCATGGCCTTGAGTGTTTCCGGCGAAAGCTTTGTCACCGCGATTTCCGCCATGATCCGCAGACAGTCTCGTGCGTAACGCATGACTTCTTTCTGCGCCTTCTTCAGCCGCAGCGTACCCCACTGGTTTTTGATCTGCTGCGCTCCGAGGGTTTCGGAGGCGACAGTCGAACCGCGCATGATGTCAGCAATGCCAGTGATCTCGTAGATGACTTGCTTGACTTGCTGGCGTTGGGTGTAGAGCTGTTGCAGCACGCTGATCAGCTTCTCGATTGGCATCAGGAAGATAGCCTTTTCGAGGGTCTGACCTTGTTGGAGGGCGGCAACATTCTCCGCCGGGACAAGGACATTGTCGTCGGCAGTCATGACCTTGTCCAGGCCTTCAACTGTCGAATCGTAGAACCCACGGACTTTGAGGGCCGCAATTAGCTTGTTAATCCGAACTGTAACGCGGTTGAGTTCCTTCGCCTGCTCTTCGTAGAACGAATACAAGGCCACTGGCGTTAGGGAACTGATCCGATTGAGGAAAGCCAGCGGCCGGGGGCAGGGAAAGAACCCCGACAGCCCGAGGGGGTCGTCAACTTCCTTAAGCGTGCCGGCTTTGAAACCTTCCGAGACGAAAATAACACGACGATTCGCCTTGTCCCAGATTTCGTAAACCCAAGCGCCTTTCGTCGAGGTCTCGGCAGAGCCTTTGGGCTCGGAGTCATCATCAGTTGAAGCTTCGATATCGCTGAGTTCACACTTGGCAGCGGTTTCTGCGCCGAAGTTCTTTTCCAGCTCCGCTTTCGTCATCGGCCACTCAAAGGCAACCCACGGAACGTCTTTCCACTTCGTCGCGTAGCCGTGTAGAAAGCGATTCCACGCCACAGCCTCGCCGCAGACAAGCTCGCCTTCGACTTTTTCGTAAGGTTCAGGGGCTTCGCCCTCGGCGGTTTCGTGTTCGGGGCTGCCGTCCGGGCCAGGGCCTTCAACAGGTTCCCGCTCAACCTCTGCAATCGTTGCGTCGTACTTGAACCGCGTCACTCCGCGCCCAGGGACGAGGGCCTCCAACACCGCCGACTGCATCAAATCGTCGAATGACGGGTAATCGCGAAGGTCGGTGTCAAGCAGGAACTCCAAAGTGCGTTGTACGAGCAGCGAGGCGGATTTCCCAAGGGGATCGGCGTCCTTGAAGCGGCGTTGGACTACTGGCCGGGGAACGGAGTTGTAAAGCGCCGGGGCGAGTGTTTCCGTGTTGCTGAAGAGGATATTGAATTGATATTCCTCTCTCTTTTCGGCCTCGTAGAGCTGGTTGACCTTCCGCCCGAACTTGCGGAACTCCTTTTCACGCTTTTGAGCATCTGCGATTTCCGCCAGCCAGTGTTGAACAGTCGCCGCGGACTTCTTCGCAGCTTCGTCCTCAGGCGTTTGCGGGGTCAGATCAATCTGAGCCATGAGAGCGAGCTCCTATCAGCGACCGTAGTAGGTGATGTCAAGGATTGCTCCAGCAGCCTGCTCGATGAACTTGACCAAGGATAGCTGCTGGGTCGTGAAGACCTTCGAAGCGCCGACGGCGAGGGGCATGCCAACAGCTGCAGTAGGGTTCGTACCATCAGCGCGCCAGCGGACAGCCTGTGCCCCAACAGTAACCTCGACAAACTCCGTACCAGCGGGCAGTGTGAAGCCTGTTGCAGCGGCAATCCCTGCCCCAATTTGCTGATAGCCAAGCACCTTTTCCGCCATGAATCCTTGTTGCATGATGATCTCCTTGTCAGGTTTACTCCGCCATAGCCAAACGTTCCTGACGGCGGCGTTCGATAAGTTGATTGATTGTCATTTCTTGTGGTAACGCTGGCAAGCGTGCAGTCGCAGGAGCGGTTACGCGAGGAATCCAGGGACGAGACATCACTGCGTACCGCGTTTCGTCTGCTGCGTGGTCTTCCGCCTCGGTATCGAGGTCTTCAGGATCGCCTTCGTCGTGCTGGAGGGTCGGGAGTGTGCGGATGGTGTCCTCGCAGCAGTCGCAGAAGTATAGCATCGGCACGCCACCTTCCCCGACAAGTCGCTGGCGAAGCTGTTCCCAGCCCGCTTTGCGTTTATTGTCCGCCCGGCGCCAGGAGACCTTGTGAATTGCCATAGTTTCCCCGATTGAAGGTCCTCCATCACGGATGAAGATTGCAGGGTCGGCTACACCATAGCGAATCCGCTCGCCATGCTCGCGTTCAGCGATGCCTCGGGCGACGAGGTCTGCAGTCATTTTGAGCCCCTTGTTCGGGCCTGTGGAGCCATACCATTCGCGGAACTTGACCATAGCCTTGGCAGGCAGCGTGCGTTCGCCGAGTTTGTACTCCTTGTCCAGTACCGCATACCACCCACAGGAAAAAGGCTTGGCTGACCCCCAGTCGAAGGCGCGGAAAAGCAGCATTCCGGGGTTGATGAGGTCGAGGAACTGGCGGGTTGGGAGCACATGCGTCAGCTCGTCCCATTCGTCGAAGAAAGCGCCGTCAACGATGTCCCAGTTGCCCTCCAGCCAAGCCTTGACAAGGGCTTCGGAGCCGGACTGGCGCAGGCGGAGAATGTACGTCGGGTCATTCCGCATCAGGAGCTGGTTGTCTCCAATCTTTGACGGGATGAATACTCGCGAGAGGGACACAGTCCGCTTTTCTCCATCAACTTCAACCTCCATTTCCTCCGAGATTACTTGATACCCTCGCGGGTTCGGGTCAATGTAGCGCTTTTTAACCCAGTTATGCCCGGCACCGCCAGGGTTACCTGTGAGCCGCATCCCGACTGGTACGCCAGCACCAGAGCGTAAGGTGGCGCGCAGCTTGTCGATAGGAGCGGGGGAAGGAAAGTTCGTAACCTCTTCCACATAAACGCGGGTGTAGTTATGACCTTGGTATTCTTCCGCGTCGGAATCCCTTTCGAGGTAGGCGAACTTCAGCCGTGCTCCGTTAGCCATTGTCCAAGTTTTCTGCTGCTCATTATACTTCCCGCCGAGCTTAGGGAAAATCTGCTTCGTCCGCGCGATTACTTCTGCAAGCTGGACAAGTTTCCGGCGGAAGAATATCCCAATCGCGGCTTCGCCGTAAAGGGATGAATGCTGCAGCCAGTCCCCGATCGAGGATTCGGTTTTCCCGCCTCCCCGCGCTCCGCCGTAAAACACCTCGAATATCGGGCATTCGAGGAGTGCCGTCTGAGGGCCGGGCTGCGGCGACCAGAGAACTGTTGGCTCGATTTCCGCCACTTTTTAAGCTCCAGCCCCGGATGGAACTGCCAGCTCACCCCCCGGCATATCAATAACCATCCCCCGGCTCGGACCGTGCGCTGCTGCCCAATCCTCGGCACTTGTGGCTTTCGGCGGAAGGGCGACAACGAAGTTTTGCTGCACGTTGAGATTCTGCTGCCGAGCACCATAGCCAAGGGCTTTGGAAGTGATCTCGAGTGCCTTGAGCCCCATTTCCGCCGAGCCGGTGACAGTCAGCTTTTCCAGCACGACATCCAGGGATTTCGAGGCCAGTGCCCGCAGTTTCTCGTCAATCGACGCGACGAGGCTGGGGTCGACAAGCTCCGTTTTCCGCTCAGCCAGCCGAGCTTGAAAAGCATCGGAGTTCATCACCCGCGAAACCCAGGCCTGGGTGTAGCCGAAATGCTGTGCGATAGCTCCCTGCGCGATAGCGGGGTTCGCTACGATCAAGTCAATCATCGCGTCGTGGGTATACTTCACCCGCGCGATAGCCCCTGCTGCGCTTTGCGTACCTTCAAGTGGTGTAGCCATTTCGTTTTCCTCCATTCCGAGGTCAGTTATCCTGCAAGCATATTAGCCGTTTGCGGGCGTGGTGTCAAGTGCGAGCCGCGAACCGGGGAAAACCTGTAGGCAAATAACTCCCCCGCAAACACCCACGGATTACTAGCGAGTAATTCCCCGGAATTTCCCCCCGCCACTGCCCAACTATCAGTAACTAGGGGAAGGGAAAGTGTCCGTGGCGTGTGAGGATGCTACTACCAGTAAAGGTCCGCAATCGCACCTACCCGGCTGCCGCTTGACGCCCCGGCCTACGGCCAGCAGGACTGAATGGGAATGATTATCATTCGCAGTTAGGCTGATGGGCAGGCATTGGAATTGCTACGCGTGCGCGCACGCGCGTATTGTTTAATGGTGTGTGGGATAGCAATGATCGTGCCTGACGGCTAGGGAAAACACCTAAAAAATTTTTTCATCAGGCTATTGACAACG